ATCCAAAAAAACAAAGAGTCCAATATTTTGTCCACTTTAAATTTCTGCCAGGACTAGGATTCTACGGATTTGGATTAATACACATGATTGGCGGATTGAGTAGAACTGCAACAGTCGCTCTCCGCCAATTATTAGATGCAGGGACTTTGTCGAATCTACCGGCAGGTTTCAAACAAAGAGGCGTAAGAGTTAGAGACGAAGCTGCTCCGATTCAACCAGGTGAGTTCAAGGACGTAGATGCACCCGGTGGTAATTTGCGAGAAGCTTTCTTCCCTCTACCGTACAAAGAACCATCAGCAACCTTGTTACAGCTGATGGGTCTAGTTGTACAAGCAGGTCAAAGATTTGCTGCAATATCAGAATTACAAATTGGCGAAGGCCAACAAAACGCTGCAGTTGGAACTACAATAGCTCTCCTTGAAAGAGGATCTAAAGTTATGTCAGCGATACATAAAAGATTATACAGCTCAATGAGACAAGAGTTTAAATTATTATCTAAAATTATTTCTACATACTTGCCACCAGAGTATCCATACGATGTAATTGGTGGTGCAAGAGTTATTAAGCAAGTAGATTTTGATGATAGAATAGATATTCTGCCAGTTGCAGATCCAAATATATTTTCCATGTCACAAAGAATTACATTAGCGCAAACGCAATTACAATTAGCTACATCAAACCCACAGATACACAACTTGTATCAAGCGTATAGAACAATGTATGAAGCGATTGGTGTTAAAAATATTGATGCAGTGTTACCGCCGCCAGCCCCTGTGCAACCAATGGACCCTAGCCAAGAACACATTATGGCTTTGGCAGCTAGACCTTTTCAAGCTTTTCCTGGTCAAGATCACAGAGCACATATCACAGCACACCTAAACTTCATGTCTACAAACATGGTTAGAAATAATCCTGCTGTTATGGCTGCAATACAAAAAAATATTTTAGAACATATTAGTTTGATGGCGCAAGAACAGATAGAATTAGAGTTTAGAGAACAGTTAAAACAAATGATAATGATGCAACAACAAGCTCCTGTCAATCCACAGGTGGCACAACAACTACAAGTGCTTACGCAACAAGTAGAATCTAGAAAAGCAACGTTGATTGCAGAGATGACCGAAGACTTCATGAAGGAAGAGAAGAAAATTACATCACAATTTGACTCTGATCCACTTCTAAAATTAAAAGCAAGAGAAGTTGACTTACGTGCTATGGAAAATGAACGTAAAAAAGAGGCTGATGAGAGAAAATCAGAGATTGATAGGGCTAAATTAATGCAAGCAAAAGACATTGCTGAAGATAAAATGGACCAAAACGAAAAATTAGCAAAATTAAGGGCTGGAGTAAGTCTTGCAAAGGCTGAAAAACCAGGTATAACTGCAATACAGGTTGAAGAATAATGCCATTGAACGAAAAAGGCAAAAAAATTATGAAATCCATGCGTAAACAGTATGGAAAAAAACGAGGAGAGACAGTTTTTTACGCGTCTAAGAACAAAGGCACGATAAAAGGGGTAGAGAAAAGAAAAACAAGGAGTAAAAATGCAAAAACTAGATAAAATTAAATTTGGAACAGTTCCAGACCAGCAGGTTGAAGTAGATCCTAGATCTAAAACAACAGCTGACAAGGCATTTAATTTAATTGGTACAGGAAAACCTGAATTACCAGTTGGTGGACAGAAAAGAATGCTGGCTGAGAAGAAAAGAAACTCAAAGGCGTACTAATGGCTTGGTTCAGTTTGGCAAAAATAGCCATGCAAGCTGGCGCAAAGATATATTCTA